GTACTAGATCAACTAGTAACTGGTGATTTAGTTACTGCTCAGAATGAAGAATCAAACACAGCTGCTTTTGCTAAACTACTACAGAGGTATCAGAAATGAGTACTAAGCCACTCTATCTACTTATTAAACTAGATGTGGACGATCAAATCGTTCATGACTATGAGGATGCCGTTATTTATGCACAAAACCATTGCGATGCGTTCGAGTATGAACTGGTCGATCATTGCTTGGAAGAGGAAGAAAACCCTGATCTTTACATAGGTTACGATTATTACCACCATGACTACGAAATACACTAACTCTACCAATAAGCCTGAGTTACTATCAATTGCTAATGAACAACACGAAAAGATACAAGCATTGTATTGGTTGTTATTAGTCTCATTTACCATCGGTGCTTTGTTCTAAAATGAAACTACCTAACTGGCAACATAATAGTGGTAAAGAATCTAAACGTAGATTAAAACCACAGGCATTACGTTCAGCTAGAAAACGTACTAGAACGTTCGTCGACAAACTCAAATCACAATCATCAAAGGACGCCTCATGCCATTCTACAAAGCAACTATGAGTAATGATAAAACCTTTCCACTTTGGGCAGTGGATGATGAGGATGCTGCATATCGTGCTGACTCTATCGCTAACAATTACTTCGCCCTAAAACTTAAAGACCTTAAACAAGAACATAAAGATGAGTAAAAAGTACTTCGCTAACAACTGGGAAAAATACAGAAAGATACCATCCGATCATTATGATTCCATACCTTTTGACTTATTCATGGATTGGAAGATAGATGGATGGGAACTACAACCTGCGTACGAAGCTATCGTCAGAGCACGTAACTGTAAAACTGGTAAAGTATCAGAGTATGTTTATAAGTCAACTAATGGTCTTAAAAAGAAACTAAAACAACTCATGGATACTCAAGAAGCTGAAGTTACTTTAGCTACACATGATACTATTCAACACTTAAAACCTACAAAATACATTACTGAAGATGAAAAGGACAAGTACACCTAATCGAATGACAGTGCCGCCAAAGGACGTATATACTTATTATACTCAAGCACTGTCAATGTTAAAAAAATCACACCCTCATTACGAGGAGGTGCGTGAACATTTAATTGCTCAAATACAAGATGAACTCAACACCCAATACAATAGCTCAACAGATTGAACTTGAGAGAACACAAATCTCACAAGGTATCAAGCGATTACAAGATCAAACCATGAAACTTGAAGGGCAAAACTATGCCTCTGCAAGTATCTATGGTATAGCTAGTATTGACACGTTGTTACCAAGAGTAGTTGAAAGAATAAATAAGACAAACAAAAAGATACATGAAGGTCATTATGGTGCAGCTTTTAAGGACATACATGTATATCTCAAGGACATTGAGCCACTTGCAGCATCAGCTATTGCTTGCAAGATAACCTTTGATAAGGTGTTTGGTTTTCAAGATGACACAGCTGTAGCTACAAAGATATGTTTAGGTATTGGCCAAGCTATCGAAGATGAGTGTCAGATGCGTCATTATGAAACAGAAGCTCCGGGTTTACTTAACAAACTAAAAGAGAACTATTGGCATAGAGCTATAGGCACACACCAGAAACTTGTAGTTATCAGGACGCTGATGAACAGGTACAACGTCAAATCATGGCGTAACTGGGGTAATGCTATTCGTGCCAAACTTGGAGGCTGGTTACTAGATTGTATTATGGATTCTAGTGGTTGGTTCTACAAACACCGAGAAAGAAAGGGACGTAAGACTATAGTTCACATTGCACCTACAGCTGAGTTCCTAGATATCAAGGATGAGGTGATGGCAAATGCTGAGTTATTTAGTCCGTTACTATACCCTATGCTTGTACCACCAAGAGATTGGACTAATGAAGAGGCAGGAGGTTACATCCTCAACGAGGTAATGTCAGGCCACACCTTAGTTCGTCGGGGCGATCCCTCACTTACACAGGGAGAACTTCCGCTTGAGTTCCTCAACAAGATACAGCAAGTTGCGTACACCGTAAACCCTTTCATAGTAAGGATTGCGGAGGAGTTGAGTGAACGTGGTATATCAGTTGGGAAGTTCTTACCTATTGTTCATTATGACCTACCGCCTAAACCTGTTGACATAGCGACAAACGCACAGTCAAGAAAAGTTTATAGGAGGATGGCAGCCGAGGTTAGGAACAAGCAAGCAGCAGAGTTCAAGAGATCCTGTCGCACAAGAAAGACGATGGAAACAATAGCCAAGTTCAAAGATAAAGAACGTTACTATATTCCGTGGTCGTTTGACTTTCGTGGTCGGGCTTACCCGATACCTGCGTTTTTAACTCCTCAAGATACCGATTTTGGTAAGAGTGTTATTCTCTTTGCCGATAGAGCAGCAATGTCAGTCTCTGGTGAGAGGTGGTTATCATTCCAAGTTGCAACTACGTATGGGTTGGATAAGTCTACCATGCAAGAAAGATTACAATGGACTGAGTTGAACAAGGATCTAATCTCACGTGTCGCACTATCTCCATTGTCTCATATTGGAGACTGGGAAGGTGCTGATGAGCCTTGGCAATTTGCAGCAGCATGTGATGAGTACTATCATTGTTGCATAGCTAAGGATAGGTCTACAACAGGTCTTCCAGTGGCAACCGATGCCACATGCAGCGGGTTACAAATTCTCGCTGGATTAGCTCGGGATAAGTCCACAGCACAGCTTGTAAACGTTGTACCTGATACAAGCCCACAGGATGCCTACAGAGTGGTTGCAGAGGCAGCTAAGACTATAGGTATCCCTAACAAATATCATGCAGTATGGGATAGGAAGTGTGTCAAACGCACTGTTATGACTATACCATACAATGCAAAACCATTCTCCAATCGTTCTTACATTAAGGATGCTTTGAAAGAGAAGGGTGTCGAAGCCAATAAAGATGATCTCACAA